GGCTTGTGCGAAGGCCCGGTGGCAGGAATCACGAACGCGTACATCAACAAATCGGTTGTCACGCCTTCCAGTTTGTTTTCACTGTTCCTGGGCACCTATCCGCAAACGCCCTGGAGCTACCTTACGAGCTCACACGCAGCACAAGCCATTGGCTACCAGGGCATTGCCTATGTGGCGGCCGCCAGCTACGACCTGGGCAACAGTTCGGCATTACCGAATCACTCCTTTGAGGTTGCAGGCAAGCTGATCTTGTCGGGCACCAGTGATGCGGATCCACGGGACGTGTTGAACGACCTGATGACTAGCCAAGTCTATGGTGTGCCCAATGCGCCCGTGCTCTCAGGCTTAACGCAGTACTCGAACTATTGCCGTGCCGCTGGCCTGCTGATTTCCCCGTGCTACGACACGCAAGTGGCAGCCGCGCAAATGGTCACCGAGCTGATGCAGATCACCAATACCGGGGTCTACTTCTCCGAGGGCGCGCTCAAACTGGTGCCGTATGGCGATGCAACCCTGACAGGCAACGGTGCGACCTATACGCCGGTGCTGACCGTTCAGGCGAATTTCGGTGATGATGACTTCCTGACCAATGGCGGTGCAGACCCCGTCATCGTGCGGCGTAATGCCATTGCGGCAACAGTCAGCACGACGGCTGACGCCTTCAATCAGGTCACGATCGAATACCTGGACCGCGCGAACGCCTACAACCCGGCAACCGTGGTGGTGCAGGACCAAGCCGCCATCGATGTCTACGGCCTGCGCGCCATGTCGGTCATTACCGCCCATCAGATCGCATCGGCTGCGGTTGCCAACACGGTGGCTATGCTGATCCTGCAGCGCGCCGTGTATGTGCGCTCACAGTATGAATTCCGCCTTGGCTGGCAGTGGTGCTTCCTGGAGCCGACCGACTTGGTGACGATCACCGACGCGGGCTTGGGCTTGAACCTGTACCCGGTGCGCATCCTCTCTATTGAGGAAGATGAATCGGGCACCCTTACGGTGCTGGCCGAAGATGCGCCGCCCGGCGTTGGCTCGCACGTCACGGCCAATGTGCCGGTCAATGGCGGCTACAACGTCAACCAGGCAACGGTGCCGGGCGACACGAATACGCCAGTGATTTTCGAAGCACCCAATGCCCTCACGGCACCCGACCTGCAACTGTGGGTTGCTGCCAGTGGTGGCGCGAACTGGGGCGGCTGCAACGTCTGGGCATCAAGCGACGGCAGCACCTATCGCCTAATCGGCACCATCAATGGTCCTGCGCGGCACGGGCTGCTGACCAATCTGGTACCAGCAGGATCTGACCCAGACACCTCGCACACGCTGGCAGTGGATATGTCTGCATGCCGCGGGCAGTTGATTGCTGGCACAAGTGCGGACGCCGATTCGGGCAACACCATGCTGTGGGTGGACGGCGAGCTCATAAGTTACAGCGCGGCCACGCTCACATCCGCCTATCACTACAACCTGGGCACGTATCTTCGCCGTGGCCAGAAGGGTAGTGCAAATGCCACGCACGCGATCGGCGCGCAGTTCGCCCGGTTGGATGACGGAATTTTTAAGTACTCGGTGCCCACGGACCGGATCGGCTCGCCGATTTACCTGAAGTTCCCGTCCTTCAACATATGGGGGGAGTCCACACAGTCGCTCGCCAGCGTCGCAGCCTATAGCCACACGTTTACCGGCAACAAGCCATCGCCACTGGCAAGCCTGTCAGCAGTGGGCGGGATGTTTGAGATCGTGGTGAACTGGACATTCAACAGCGGGCAGATCGATCGAGATTTCATAGAGGTGTGGGGCAACACGACCAACGACCGGTCTTCTGCCTTCCTGCTCTCCAGCGTGAAGAACCCTGCACAGAATTGGGCGCACCCTGGACTTGTACCTGGTCAAACCTGGTACTACTGGGCGCGCGTGGTTGATACGTCGGGCAACGACAGCGATTTCTATCCGTTGGGTGCAACGGCCGGCATTGCAGCAGCGCCCAGCGCGGACCCGTCGGCATTACTCACCCAGCTCAACAAAAGCTTAGGCCTTGGCCAGCTGGTGGCAGACCTCGCAGGACCGATCGCCGTCATGTCTGGCGCCACATCCAGCAACGCCATCGCATCACTGCAGTCCGCACTGTCGGACTACGACCTAACCAACCGCATGTTGTGGCAGGAGTCAGTGACCAATGCCACGGTGACGATTGACCCATTGACCGGGAAAATCTCCCTGCTAGCAACAGCCAATGTAACCACCGACATTTCATCCAGGCTCACAGCTGTTGAAGTCCTGGCCAACGCAGAAAATGCCACGCTCACCAGCACCGTTGCCACACTCACCACAGTGCAGGGCAACCTCACCAGTACACAGGCAGCTGTAACCATTCTGCAAGGGCAGATCACCACCACGGCAAGCACTGTGTATGTGGATAACAGCGTAGCAGCTGCAACGGGTGCGATCACCACCACATCGGCCAACGCGTACACCAGCCTTGCCGCTGCAGAGCTTCAGTCGGCCATCGATGCATTCACCACAGGGCAGGCGCAGCAATCGCTGACGGGCACCGTGGCGTTTGCGACAGCCAGCATCAAGACCAATGCGGATGCACTCGCAGCGATGTCGACCAGCTTTAGCGCGCTGGTGGCTACTGTGGCCGGCAATCTAGCGGCCATCGTTACAGAACAGACCACGCGGACGACAGCTGACACGGCCCTGGCCAACAGCATTTCAGCGTTGACTGCGACTGTGGGCGCTAACCTCGCCACACTGACCGTAGAGCAGACTACACGCGCGAGCGCAGATAGCGCCCTTGCGAGCAGCATCACCGCATTGACTGCCACCGTTGCAGGAAACACATCAGCGATCAGCAGTGAGGCCACCACACGCGCGAGCGCCGATAGTTCGCTGTCGACCAGTATCAGCACGGTGTCTGCATCGCTGGGAACGACCAATGCCAATTTGGCCACTGTGTCTGCCACGGCTACGGCCAGCGCATCCGCGATCACAGGACTGCAGGCACAGTACACATTGCAGGTGCAGACCTACACCGGCGGCGTGTTGCACGTAGCAGGAATGCAGCTTGCAAGCGGCAGCGGAACTACATCCGTGATCTTTCTGGCAGACAAGTTCGCACTGGTTGCACCTGATGGGTCAGGCGCGCCAAAGAATTTAATGTCCGTTGGAAATATCAACGGGGCAAGTACCTTTGGCTTTAATGGCAACGCCATTATTGATGGCTCCATTCTTGCGCAGTCCATTGACACTCGCGGACTAACGATTAGAGATGCGACCACCGGCGCAGTGCTGTTCGGCGCCGGGACTTCGCTGGATCACAGCCTGATCACCCCTGACGCAGGATGGCTTAACAGCAACGTCACATTAAGCGGTCTTGGCGCCGGTCCCTTTGCGTCACTCACAGCCATCACAGCAGCGAATATCAGCACATATATCAATACGGCTGCGATTAGCTTGGCATATATCAACACCGCGAGCATTACAAATCTTGCTGCACTGTCAGCAACGATGGGCGCATTAACTATTGGTTCCGGCGGTCACATCGCGCAAGGCCAGAGCAACTACAACACGGGCACCGGGTTTTGGCTTGGCGACAACAGCGGTACGCCGATGATGAGCATCGGCGCATCTGGCGGCAATTCGTTCACGTGGGACGGCACCACGCTAACGGTTGTTGGCAGTATCAATGGCACCGTTGTGGATACGCGCAACTTCACTGCAGGCTCGGTGCCGATCTGCTCTGACCTCAGCATTGGCCAGCTATTCAGCACCGGCAAGACGGCAAATACTTATTACACCGTCAAGAGCATGTACACCCCAAAGGGTGGTGTGCTGACGATTTCATTCGACTACCAGCGCCCACAAGCTTTGGGCCCAACGTTTCAGTGGAGCATTTTTGTAAATGGCAGTGCCGTTGGATCGGCACCGGCGCCCGCCAGCTCCACTGGCTGGGTCAATCTGTCCCAGAACATCACAGTGACTGCAGGCGGCACGGTAGAGGTTCGCGTCCAGATCCAGACATCGATCACCAATGGCTATTACGGCTACGTGCGCCACTTTGTTGCCCGTAACGGATTTAGCACCATCAACCAACCGTCCGTGACGATTGGCAGCTACGACTAACTATTGACGCAAGACAAAGGAAACCAAAATGAACTGGTACAAAACTGGCACCATCACCGTCACCAATGGGAGTGCGACCATAACAGGTGCATCCACACTCTGGGCCGATGTTGGCACGCTTAATCCCGGAGACGTTCTCTATGCGCCCGACGGCAAGCTGTATGAAATTTTGACGATCAACAGCAATACCGGCATCTCGCTTGCATCGAACTATCTGGGCTCCACGCTCTCTGGCCAGGCCTATAGCATCATGCCGATTGGCCTTTTGCCGTCCACGCTTGCACAGGCAGTCAAAGCAACGCTGGCCAGCGCAAACACTGCGCTTGCATCCACAGTGCGCTACGACATCAACAGCATGGGTCTGTCGCTCACCCAGCAGCAAAATGCCCGCACCAACATCGCCGCATTGAGCGCGCTGGATGTGGGGCAGGGTAGGCTAAGCAAGTCCGTCGCAGGCAGTGTGGATGTAACGCTCACAGCAGCAGAGGCGTCGAATCAATTCATTGAGCTTACGGGCACCATCACAGCCAACATCAATTTGATAGTTCCAGCTGCAGCACGGCTGTTCTACGTCTACAACAACTCCGCTGGTGCATTTACCATCACCGTGAAAACGCCCACAGGCACCGGCATTGTGGTGGCACAGGGCACTCGCATGATTGTGGAGTGCGATGCCACCAACTGCCTGAACCCGCTCACAAATCTTGCCCTGACTGCCGGAAGCATCGATGGCGCACCAGTTGGTCAAACCAATCCGAGCACCGTCAAGACTACGGCGTTGACGCTCACAGGATCAAGCATCACCACGGCCGGGGGCGTACTTACACTGCCCAGCGGACCCGATACCCTTGTGGGGCAAATTTACCTCTCCAACGTCCTGGGCATCAACACTGCAACCAATGACATTGGCGTGCCTGGTATGCCTGGCTTTGGTGTGGGCATCTGCCCATCAACCGTTGCAGGCTTTACGCCGATGGCTGGATGCACAGAGCCTGGATCTGACACCTTCGGAAATTACGTGTACACCGACGGCTCAGTGATGGTCTACATCCCTGCGTTTT